TATTGGAACTATAGTGCTTACGCATCTGTGCATTGGCGGTATAACCAGAGGAAAGGTCAATAGCATTTCCGTTCGTATCGTTTGCACGAATAGTGAACGCGAAGTTCGCTCCTTGATCCATGTCGTAGTTGATTGATATTGCCATAATGCCTTCTTTGAGAAGTATTTAGTAAAATCCAATTACGGGGGTATTACAAGGAACAAGGTGCTTCCGAGAGAAAGATCACCGGTGAAATCAGTACCTGTCATATTGTAATTACGCAATGAAGCACCTCCCGATTGTGCGCTGTCATCCGCGTCCATAGTTATATACTTCCAACCAACATGAGTAGAACCTGTATCTAATGTACTTCTATTCCCACCAACACCGGTTGTGATTGCAGGAAGAGTACCAGGAGATACAATATTCGCAGTATAGGTAATTGATCCTTCAAATCCATATAGCGTGCTAGATAGACCAGTAGTACTATAGTTTTTGCTACTCATCCAGGTTCCGGTATTTAACCCGCCATAAACACTAGATGTATTTACTCCAAATTTTCCTCTACTTCCTTTAGCACTTATTATGCCATAGCCAGTCGCAACTGCATTGCTTGCAGCACTAACCGACACGCCAGTAGGAGCGGCAAGAGCAGATGGAACATCGTTTGTATTTGCACTAAATGACTGTGTGGTTACAGTTTGAGAACCAAAGTATGTGGCATTTCCTGTCACAAATGTGATTGATGCCATAGGACCGGAACCGCCTTCCCCGCTGCCCGATGAATAGGTTTTGGTTGCACTTAACCGTATGCACAGAATCTGCGAACCAGGCTCTATTACTACAAACGGAGAATGGGTTCTTTTGTCGTTTGGATCATATGGTGAAGTTTGTAATAAAGTTTTCCATAATCCTCCATGTCCAAACCCGACATTACCTGGAGTACTCGCCGTAGCAGTTGTTCTTCTAACTAAATTTGGTCCAGAAAAATCATAATTTCCTACTGCATCATACCTATCCCAACGGCGAAATGCAAATGTTACTTGCTTGAGATCAGGCTGACGAACCCCTCCCCAAATTGCATTCCAATTTCCATTGTTGCATAAACCATTAGTGGAAGAAGTAGTGGTGGTAGAAGAAGTTTGATCCACTAAAGTTATACCCATACTTCCATCATAAGATCCAACTGGAACCAATTCCACGACATAGGCACGGGGAGGCCAAACCTTTGTGGGTGTTCCCGAATTGTTCAGCCATATTTCTTTTGCTGCTTTGGCTGTTCCGTTATCGTTTACCCATGCTGCATGAATGAGTTCTTTTGTCCCATCATTATTTACCCATAATCCGTGTCTATCGCTGTTTGGTATTGGCATTTTAGAATTTCAATGATTAGAGGATTACACTACAAACCAAATAGAACCTGCGGTGGGGAAACTTGTTACTGATGCTGGAGCAGAGGTGCTTATGTAAGATCTTGGTGCTGCACCATTTGTCCATCCACCAGGTGCGATAGATGCCGTAGCAGTAATACCACCACCAATATAGAGTGAACCACCAATTCCTACACCACCCGCCACCACTAGTGCGCCTGTACCAGTTGAAGTGGATGGGGATGTACTGGCGAATGTAACACCATTAGAGACATTGAGATGACTAGAATTGATACCACCTACAACATCAAGTTTTGTAGTTGGAGAAACTGTACCAATACCGACATTTCCAGCAGCATCAATTCGCAATCGTTCTGTCGCATTTGTGCCAAATCTCAATGGGGTGTTTTCATAATTCCACATATATGCAGAATTGTCATTCCAATAACCAACCATCAATCCATCTGTTGCTAGACTTCCTGTATCGGCATTTGTATAGTGAGAAGCAGCAGCCGTACTCGTAGTGTCGGAATGAATATGAATAAATTTACCATTGGAATTTAATGTAGGAGTATCTGTACCGATACCGACATTACCATCCTTAAGAATAATCATTCTTTGTGCAAGAGTACCAGCAGAAGAAGTATAGAATGCTAGATTTCCTGCGCGATTGCTAGCAGATCCATCAGTCAATACTGCTCTTATTTCGGCAATTGGTCTACGATCAGACGATTGGTTGTGACCGAATCGCAACACACCACCGTTATTTGCAGCAAAATCGGCGTTTTCAATATTGAGAACAGGAGAGTTTCCGTACAAATTGAACAAACTATTTGGATTACTTGTTCCAATACCAATATCACCAGCATTAGTAATCCATAGACGCTGTGCATTATTAGTTATCAAAGCATGAGCATGATTTGAGAGTGTTCCGCTGTATGCTACACTACCCCCTTGGGATGGATATGCAAATACTTGCGAGATTGTTCCATCGTCCACTATAGCAGATGGTGTATCTGTTGGACTGCTAATGTGTAATTTACGGGTTGGATTACTTGTTCCAATACCCACATTACCAGCAGGATCAATCCGCATTCTCTCTGACGCAGTACCACCCTTTGTCGTAATGAATGTCATAAATGCATCTGCACCGTTAGACCACGAACCGAGTGTCATTACTCCACTAGTACTATCATAGTTCAGTAGACCGATAGTTTCTGTTGGTTTGGCAGGTGTTGATCCGGTCAACGAACTATATGTAAGTCCTTTGGGGAATTTTACAGTTCCTTGAGCATCAATTCGCATACGCTCTATACCACCACCAAGTTTGAATTGTATGGGACCGTTTTGGCTTCCGCTATACAACAGCAATCCACCACCACTTGAATCATTTTCTAGTGAAGTCATGTTGGCGTGACTGCCTGCATTGTTTCCATACAATGCAACATAACCGTTGGTAACATTGTTGTTTAGTGCAAGTCCTGCTAGTGCGCGTGTAGATGTTTGGTCTGTGTTGTAAACGGTGACAAATGTTCCAAAGTTGCCATTTCGTTGAACCGTAAGCGCACGACCTGTATATCCAGCCGCCCATGAAAGTGGCTGCGTACCAATACCGATGTTGCCAGCATTTCCAAGAACACCCGCAATTTCAACATTCTGCAAGGTCAGCGTGCTTCCTGCCAAAGCAACACTATCGCTTAGATCCTTGCGTAGATAACGAGTGTCGTGGTTGTGACCTGTCAGAATCAACGCATCGGCTTCTCGCTTTGCACGGATGATGTAGTTGGTAAACAATCCGCCATCGCCCGTAGCAGTTCCACCAGTCGCTCCTGCGGTCAGGCTGAAACCTTCGCCCCTTGCGCCATATGGAGCATATTCACCGAACGGAGCCTTGCCACGAAGATCAGGAGCGAAAAAGTAACTACCATCCTTTGGTGAAAGGATGTCTACAAGAACATTTGCACCAATATTACCGTCTACAGTTGAAAGACCAACTAAAGTAATTGTCGTTCCGTCTGCGGTTAATCCCGTATATGAATAGGTCTTGACAATATTTGGACTATCGGTACCAGTTCTCTTGATAACCCTTACTGCTCCTGCAAGTGATCCAAGACCCAATGATCCAAGATTTGCAGTTCCACGATCTGGACGAATTCGGATAAAAGTGTCATTATTGCTTGATGTTACAACACCGCGCATGGAATATGTGTAGCCAATTAGGTTGAACAGATCAACAAATCCTGATGCACCTGTTGCAGATAGAGCGCGACCATCACATGGCATCCAATTGTCATTATATTGAACATCGCTGACAGGAATTGATCCGCCAGAAAGCCCCATTGTCAATCCTGCAAGACCACCTGCATATGGCTGAATAACCCCAATTGGAATCATTCCGCGCATATAGACCTGATCTTGTGCGTATGGGAAGATTACATCGGCTTCATTACCATAAACAATTCCCGAACTGGCACCCAATGCAACGAACAATGGCTGATAGAGTTGCGATGAAGGTACATTTGTATTAGTTGTAAGACCACCCTTTACCATCCAGTCTAGGTAATAGGTTTGTCCCGTAATTGCTCTTCCGATACCAAGCAAGCCATTTGAAGCCAAATCCATGTAACCCTTCATGGTTACGGAGAATTCATTTGCGCTAATGACTCTATCAACTATACCAAATGCTTCTGTAGATGTGCTGTTTGCCTGTGCGCCTGTAATTGTTCCTGGAGTTCCACTAGCAGCACCTTGCATGATTACAGCAACTGCTTGACCTGTAGTAAGACCGTGACTTGCTTGTGTAAATCTACGCTTGATTTGTCCTGCATTATGGCGTTCAGCGTAAATCTCACCAATTTGATCGCTTACAGGGATTGTCCATGCACTTGCACCTGTGGTTGCATTTGCGCCATCAACCATGTCAACATTAGCAAAACGAATGAATGCATTTGCAGTAACTCCTGTATACTGCGAGGTTGCTCCTGCAATGATGTAGGCAACCGATGTGATTCCTGCCCCATTGTAGACATTGAGGTTGACATTGCTAGAGTTGGTGTCTTTAACAATACCAAAGTAAGGATTTAATCCGTTTTCGGTGAGCCATAGACGAGTTGAGGTAGATCCTGCTGCTTCAAAGATAAAAGTATTTGCTGTGGTTCCTGATGTTACAAAATCTCTGGCTATAAACTTGGAATTTACAAGTGCATTTGATGCAGATTTGGCACCATAATTTGTATTGATTGTCCAGTACGAATTTGCAGAATTTACTGCATTATAATCCCACACAAACTCTTTATTTGGAATTCCACCAGTCATTGCAATAACCACGCCGCTTTTACTCAATGTACCATCACTAGAAAAGGCACCCGCTGTTGATCCACTACCTGTAGTAGCCAAATATACAAATTGCGAAGCAATGCTTAATTGTCCTACTGTTGTGCTTGCCGCAGCACCAACAACAGTAAGCGCACCCTTTACTCTTAAATCGCCCCAAAAGTCTAGAGTGGGCATATAAATTTCGCGGGGAAGCATATTTCTGGCTTGGACTTTCTTTGTCGTACCGGAAGCCCCTTGAGTTGTATCACTCAAATCTTGAACCACAAACCAATCATATGCGTTGACTTCAGACGCTAGTATATTTGCTCCGCCGGTAACGGTATAGGCTTGGTTTCCTGTGAGCGTATATGCATCTCCGCTGATGCTTGAAATGTCAAGACCAACAACTCCCGTCCAAGGCTTTGCAGATCCACCACCTACACCTACACCATATCCTGCATTTACATTGACATACTTGACACCATTATATGCGGTGCCTGTAAGTCCATATGTAACATTTGTTCCTGCTCCATCATCAATGTCATAGATGTTGACGGGATTGAGTGCGTCAACCATTTCATTTGTCTTGGCAAACCAAGTTTGAAAAGTGTCTGTTAGTTGAATCTTTTGGACATCAATGACATTACCGGTGAGTGGCATTAGCGGTTCTCCTGCCGTTCAAGGAGTTGTCGGACAAGATCCTTCAACTCTGATACTTCTTGCTTCAGCGTATTTATCTGTGAATTTTGAGACTCCATTTCGGCTTTTCGTCTTTCGTAAGCCTGAATGTCCTCTCGGTTGGTAAACAGCAAGGCACGGGAGTTTGAATCCCGTACCATGTGTGGCTCTCCCTTGACCCGTTGGTGACTCATGCTGCCGTGATTCTCAAGTTCTTGAACTTTGGAACGATGGTTGGATTCGTAGATGCCATGACGATCTTGATTGCAAAGACTCTGAACTTGGGCTGACCTGTCAATCTAAATGCCATCTCCTGATAACCGCCAACGGTGGTATTGGAATAGGTATTTGCAGCAGTCAATTCGGTATATCCACGAAGATCAAACGGCAGACCTGTTCCGTTTTCGGGAGACATACGAGCATATACCTTGAAAGTTGTTTCTTGTGGATAGGATGCAAGCAGTTCAACCCTCAAGTTGGTTGCCTCCATGCCAGGTTCAAGAACAACACGCTTAGTAATATAACGAGCAGTTGCCTTTACAGTCGCTCCAAGTTGTGTAGAACTTGTTTCGTTTGTAGATCCTGCAAGACTTACATCTGCAATCTTATTTTCAATAATATTCGCATTTGCGCGATCCATATCAATAACTGGCGACACATACGGATCAGATGTAGACATAGTGAAAGTCAATGTAGTGAACCCGTTATTTGCTCCTGTGAATGTAGTTGTAGATGTAGTTGATGTTTTGTTCAGATTCACAGAAGATCCAACAAGTCCAGATTCTGTCGTAGACAATGTGGTATTGGAAGGAACAATATTTGGAACATTGTAGCGAACTGCATGAGCATTCAAAATTCCGCTGCCATAGAATGCGGCTCCTGCTGCGCCTAGAGTGAAGGAAGCAGATGAACTAAAATTGCAAATATGGAGGAGGAATTTTGCATCTTCCGTATCAGTCTTTTGAACACCTGTAGAAGTCTGATTCTTGAATAGGCTTCTCGCGTAGGGCTGCTTGCTTGCGCGAACAGTAGATTCTGTTGAAGTTTGCTTCAAGACATCCATACCAACTTGCGAAGTGAAGATTTCAAAGTTATTGCTTGGAGTTACAAGCGAGAAAGCATATTCGCCTGGAGCAAGATATACCGGACTTGTGAATGTAAAGTCGGTTCCTGCCGATGCGTCAGTAGAAGTAGTAATTGCAGATGAAAGAATAGTTGAATCGGAAAGCGGGATAAACTTTGAAGGATGTGGATATCCGTTTATAACAGGACGCAATACCATAGAGATTGGTGTATTGCTATTAGAATCCTTGCTCTTGAAGTAAAGTGTAACCTTCTTTGCAAAAATGCCCGATGGATAGATTGCGGGATCAATGTAGAAACTCTGCGACAGCGGATCGGTAAATCCAAGCAATTTGGTGAATCCAGAACGCTGAACATCCTTACTGAAGATATTTGTGACTACTTTCTCCGAACGAACGCTTTCTCTGCGTGTCTGAACTGTTCGTGTGGTAATGATTCCATCCTTGACATTACCCCATATTCCTTGCGCGGGGAAGATGTAATCCGCCGCCGTAGTTGTAGATGTCAAATCATTGGTTGCACTATCAGTAAGACGAATATTCTTCTTTCCTGCGGCAAATGCGGCAAGAGGAATGGTGAAGTTTACCGATGCGTTTCCTGCTACATCTGAAGTAATTCCTCCACCACCGCTAGCAGGAGTAAGTCCAATTCCATCTACGAACAAGTAAAGACCCGTATTTGGACGAAGATTGCTTGCCGATAGACCTACCGCAATGCTTCTTGCATACGGTATAATGTCCGATTTAACCTGCAAATCGCCAATATTGCTAACCAAGGAATTTGGAAGAATTTGATTATTTGCCGATGGCTGTGTAAGACGCGATCCGGCAGAAGACACAAAGATGCTTCTTGATGGATCGGAATTTATGGCAGAAGTTGAGATATTGTTTCTAGCAATACCAGACCAATTGGATTCCCAATCGTTCCATTGACTGCCAAAGCCTTTTGCTTCGCCTGGACCGGTTCCTGCCGCGACTCCAAAGAGCCAAGCATCGTTTTCACCTTCGGTATTGATGCGAACAACGGGTGCTGTTGTATCGTCATACCAGAAATCACTTGATGGAGTTGATCGCATGAATCCGAGATAGTTGAATACTCCTGCGGGATTTACATTCAAAGATGAGGTAGCAAGAGGTTGATTGATAAGAGGGGTTGTGATATAACCAAGGGTGTAAATCCCATCGGAAGAACCCGAAACAGAAGAAGCAGAAACTTGATTCAGACGGTATACGCGGTTTCTGAACGATGGACGCATTTCTGCATTTTCAAAATCAATTGCAGCAGCATACATGGGATCTTGTACATCGCTTACTGCATGACCACGGAAGCCATCAACAAGAATTCCCTTCTTTGGAATTTCAAGACCAGCACTATCCAAGATTGGAGAGTTTCTGACTTGCTGCTCAAGGATGTTGAGATTGCTGTAGTATTCTACATTGTCAAGACGATCTTCAAGATTGGCAATGTCTTGCATTGTGTATCGCTTGTTCTCAACGCGCTTAATTTGTACATCATCTTTAGTTGTTGTATATCCGTTTAAGGTGACTGTATAAAGAGTCATCGCATCTGGATTGTCTTCGGGTGGCTGAGGGTTTACTGAAGGAATACCTGTCAAAACCTTGAAGTTGCGGTCACGCCCCAAGACAATCTTGTCGGTTCTTGGGAGATATGCACTATAAGTAAATTTATTATCGTTAGATACGGATGGAGACTGAGCAGGAAGGACATATCCACTAAAAGTTCCATCATTCTGACGAACGGGTCGGAAATCAAGAACATCCGATAGTCTATACGAGCGACCGGTTGTTGGGCTAATGTAGACAGGAATATCCTTGTAATCTACCGATTGACTCAAATACGAATCAACCGTGAATGGACCGGTTGCAGAAGAAGCATTTGCTTGGCTATGAACAAACCGAGTGAGGGTAATGTCAAAGTTTCCGGTGACTCCTGTACTGGTTCCTGGATTTACGGAAGATGACAATATCAACCGAGACCAATCATAGTAATTGTCTCTTTGTCCATTATCAAGTGTAAAATAGTTTAACAACTGTGTATTTGATGTTCCGTTTAATGTTCCTGTGATAGAAGAAACGCTAACAACATCAACATAGGAAGTTGCTCCCTTGCCGACATATAGGAAATTCTTACCCAAAGAATCAACTTGGAAAGATCCAGTAACCGCCGAAAGAGTCTCGGTTACAAGAGTTTTGTTTCTACGAATTACAGATGACCCAACAGATGACCCAATATCAGTCGTAGATATAACATAAACATTTTGATTCGCTGCATTTGCTGTCAGAGTAAATTGCGAGGATGAAGCAAAACTTGCAGTAAATCCTACGGGCGCACCTGTTGTAGACAGTACAAAGAAATCAACTGTAGGATTGGTAGTTGTAAACGGTGCAGATGTCGCAATAGCATATGTGTGATTTCCGTTGTTAGTAGCAATGCTTCCGCCCGCACCGTTTGCTCCAATTGCCACTTTGTAAATATTAAGGATTGCATAATTTACTCCGCTAACAGTACTTACTCTATCTCCCTTTGGAAGAGTAAAGAGCAATCCGCTGTCATTTACATCCCCAAGTACACCAGTAGCACCGTTCCAGTTGATATTGAATGCTTGTTGTGCAGTTGCGCCACCTTGTATTGCATTTGCTGCCATGAAGATTCTTGTTGGAGCAGTCAGAGAATATGAACCTGTCAATGCAATGTCATAGATATAAGCCTTGTAGTTACTGCTTCCTACTGTTCCTTGTGGAACCAAAGCACGAATTTTTGCAGTTCCAATGTTATTAAAGGTGGCACCAACTGCACCATCAGACAGGAAAACAGTTGGATTTGTTGATAAATCAAATCCAGTAAGACTATTTGCAGATCCACCTGGAGTTACCAACAGAGAAGGACCAATACTACCAATTGAGCGTTGATCCGTATATGTTGCCGTTGACGCTGCTCCTCTTGCTCTTGGCAAAGTAAGAACAGTTGTTCCTTGAGTCTCAAATTCATATCCAAAGATATATGCTTTGCCCTGACCAAGTTCGGCAGAAAGAGTTGCCCCTGCTGCGCCACCAACAACATTACGATAAGTCATGTTGAGATCAAATGGCTCAACTGTATAATTACCACTTTCATCGTAAGTACGCCGAGCGAGAGTATCTTCAATTACGGCATACTGCGGATATAATTCCTTCTTTACTGTTTGACCATTGACAATACGAATGATCTCCGTAAAATCGCCACGGGCAAAGTTGGTTGTTGTGGTAACCGCAGTTGGATCAAATCCGTATTGAGTTAGTGTAAGATCAAGTTTAAACCGATCTGCGCCTGGTGCAGCATAGTTGTAGTAACCAAACGCAGGATCATTTAGAGTCTCGTCATCGGTCGCAGTCACAAACGATGGATTTGTTGCAAATCCAATTCTTGTAGTTGGATTGTTGTGAACTCTGTATTGTGCGCCTGTTGCTCCTGTTACGCTATATGCACCGATCATCTGTGCATCGTGCATCACAAAGTAACCATCTATGAAGCGAACACCAGAATTCACCGAGATGACTGCGGAATCACCGAGAGCAGATACGGTGCTGTTACCAGAAAGTGAGAATGAAACTGAGTTTGTTCCTGCGGTTCCTGAAATCGTGGTATTGGTTGTCAGACCTGAACCACCACCGACATAATCAAAATAGACAATACCAAATGGATCTATTGTGGACGAAGAAAGACCCGCCTCTGCATGGACAATTCTAGCCTGTGCAGAACCAACTGCTCCAACTACTGCACCAACAAGACCTGTTACACTAGATACGCCAGATAGACCTGTGATGCGACCGTAACGGAGATAGTTTTCCGTGATTTGACCATCAAGGACAACCGATCCATTTTCAAAGATGTTGGAACCAAATCGTTCAATTTGGTTCTGTAGAATGGTCTGCAACTGCGTGACTTCACGCGCCTGTAGTGCATAGCCAGGCTTGAACATGATGCGGAGGAACTTCTTGTCCTCATTGAAGTCATCATAATACGGATCTACATTGAATAGCGTGGGGTCGTATGACATTTATTCCTCCGATCAAAACTCAATGACGAGTTTGATCTCTTCCTCTTGGCTGTCCGAACGAAGAACAGGTCTCATGTTCTGTATGTATTGCACTTGCCCTGACCGATATTTGAGATCGGGGCTTTGACTGATTACGCTGACCAAGGCACTTGCATTGGCTCCTGCGGTATTTGTGTAAAGTATAGTATTTCCTGCCGCAATTGAACCTGTAGTAAAGATCACCGACAGATCGCCAGTTGCACCAGAAGTATTCCAATTGATTGCCTTACCAACAGCGACTTGCGAGGAGCCGCTATAACCATAAACGGTATTATCTAATGTAAAGGAGTTGGTTGTGAATGTGTCTCCTCCTGCGGGATTCAGGACGAACTTGTAGACTTGGCTGTAGGCAGTAGGAATACCTTCAACAACTTTAGTCTTTTCTACAATCTTGGCTAGTCCTGTCAGACCCGAATAGAACACCATATAACGATCTCTTACGCCAACAGTCTCTCCAATATTAAAAGTTCCATAAGCATTCTCTAGGTAAATCTTACCTTGATTGTTGAGACCCGCTGCTGCATCCCAACGATAGATTCTTCCATTTGATCCCGAGAACTCAATATTCTGCGAGGCATTGCCAACTCCGACTGTATTCATGCCTTGTGGGAAGATATTTGAGGCAGAAGAGAAGGTGGTAGCAGTTGTTGGAGTGACTGTCAGAACAAGAAGATCCCGTCCTTCCGTGCCTGCGCGTGTGCGCGAAGAAACATCAAACACATCCAAAGTTGAACCGATGACAGCACCCTGTACGGCAGAAGTAAAGGTTCCTGATACATTGTTGACAACTAATTCCGAAGTTCCTGTATATCCTGTCAGTCCTTGTCTCCAAGAAACAACAGTACCAGTAGCCCCACCATAGGTTCCTGTTGTGGATTGATTTACAATTGAACCAACTGTAAATGATGCAGCATTTCCTGCCTGAACAGTTGAGATTCTGACTTGAGGATTGGCTAGATCTGGATTCTTGATGATTCCAAACTGACGGAACTCGTTTTGAGTTGTGATCTTGCCGCCTTCACCGCCGCTGTACTTTTTTACAATCATCAGTCCATTTGCGCCTAGTTCGGCAACAGGGTTTGAGCCGTGACCTCCTTGAGGGGAGACAATTGGAGTGGCAACATTTGCAAAGTTGGTGATGAGAGAGGCAGGAGTATTGGAGGCAAATGTCAATCCGGCAATTACCTTCAGATTGGCAAAAGTATAATTCATTCCCGTATCGGTCATTTCAAAGGAATCAACATAACGATAGTTGCCCGTTGCAGAAGAGTCAAAACTGACTGTTATATCAGCAACCGTTCGCAGAGGATCAAGCGTATTGTTTTTTGCTTTTCCATCGCCTTCTAGCGTGACATTTGGCACAATGGAGAACGAAGACACCGAACCCAAGAGACCAACGGTGAAAGGATTGGTGACTTCAATCGTAGCATAGTTTGCACTCGCACCTTGAGGAGTGTATGTACTAATGATGCGCCGTTGTCCCTGACCTTGACCCGAATCAATTGACAGCACCATGTTGTTGTAGTAACCGCTGATTGGTGCAAGATTGATTGAATACAAGTTTGCAGTCAATCCACCCGCAGCAACATCAGCAACTATGAGATTGGTAGTTGACGAGAATACACAACGGTCAGAGATCAGATAGTTGGCGTATTCGGGGAGGAAGTAGATGAAGACCACTTCACCATCAACTGCTGCATTCTGAACCGCAAACTGCAAATACCGCTCATTATTGATGCCGAGAGTTTCAAGATTCTCTACAGGCATATAACCTGGACGCAGAGTTCCGCTTGTCTTCAGCGAACCCTTGAGAAGGAATTTGCGGCGACTTTCCGTGATGGAGTACATATACTTCCAACGATATCCATCAGAAAGAGTCTTGACATCGGTGTCGGTGTGAGTGGGAGCAATTGTTGAAGGTGCATTGTAGTTGTTGTGAATGCACTTATAGACCCGCTCATCATCTACCAAGACATAGAAGATGTATGGATTGTCGCGGTTGAAAAGATCAACCGTAGGACGATATGGCTGATAGACCGCCCCAATCGTCCAATCGTAGCGAGGTACAACGATGCAAATGTCATCCATCGTAATGCGCTTATGAGCAAGAGCGTTCTGCCAAAACTCAATTTCAGTCTGCTCGGTATCTGTGGCAGCGGGTGGCAGATTGTCAATTTCCCCTGCGGATGAGATCCAAGGAAGAGGCTTACCGATGGAGAGGAACCACTTGTCCGTGGACAGGCTATCAAACATCATAGCGAAACGATCTATGAAGGTTTGTTTGAAATTCTGACGGAACTTGTCGCAGACATTAGCCATTTAAGAGTCCTTTTTGGGGTATTTATGATGAAAAATCAAGGCATTCCTTCTACCATTACTCCAACACCATTGCCTCTACATTGCACAGGAATACACATACCCGAGTCAGGATGCTCACTTGCGTATTTTTTAATAGCCTCACACCAACCTGGTGGCGGCGAACCGTCCTTCCATTCGGGTGTCCAAGTACATGGTTTAGCCAACACATGATTTGAAAATGAGAGAACATAGACACCATCGCAGTAACGATGTTCTTCTACAGTTATCGTACATACCTCTGTACCAACGAGGACACGATAACTGCAAATTTTAGTTCCGCTAGTGGTGTTGCATCCAATTACTACCATACCTTTTCGGAGACCTACCTGTGGATCAGTCGGATCTCTTGGTACGCTTGGATCATATATCGGCAGGTCTTCATAACCTCCTGGTTCGTATTCGCCTTCTGATGATCCATCTGTGTTGTATCCAATATTTTCCAATGTTACTGCCGTGCCTCCTGGGCATATTATGGACACCAATCTAGTATGAGATTTATCACATATGAATTGTTCTTTAACATAACCACCAGGATTTGTGATAGGGTCAAATGGGCGATATATCTCGCCATTATCCGCATAAATTTCCCCATTTGGTCCTTTTGGCGTTAAGGTATACCCGCAGTCACAAGGAGGCAATTCGCCTAGACACTCTTCAGGTGTAAACTCATTACGCGCATTGGTGACACCAAGACCAAATCCAGTAGATATTGCCAATGGTTGACCATCAATTAAAGTGTTTTCAAGGAAATCGGAGAAATCAGAATAATTATGACCAGTTCCATTTTGACCAGTTATGGTTACACTATGACCACTCAAACTAAACAATGTATCTAATATTTCGGAAATATTGGTATCTGTACTGTACTGTGTGAGTACTTTGTATGGCTGGTTTCCAATCATTATGTCCCCACTAGCAGGAAGTCCATATGCTTCGCGTACATCTGCCGATTTTGGAGGTGATGATTTGACCATATTGAATTTTGATGGTGAATACCCAAGTTCTGTTACTGCGGATATTGCTTCATATTCTCCTTTCTCAAAAGGAGTCTGTGCATTCACCAATGTTCGTGCATTCAATTGCGCCGACTTCAATGCAGTAGCATAGTTTGCTCTTGCGGTTTTAACTCCTTCAGGCGAAGAATCGTTATTCAACGCCGCATAATACGCATCCCGAATTGTTGCCAAGTTCGCTTCAATTGCCGCTTTGATTTGGTTGATGTTATTTGCCATTTTAATCCTTATTTCGGAATGCGTAATATTTCAGTTCACAATCCTGGAACAGAGTCGTCAAGACCTTGGGCTGTTGATGGCGTTGATGGTCTGAATGGTTCTATGCCAGGACTATTTCCACCATTTTTGCACGGTGGATGTTCAAGATTGCGATCCGTGATATAGTCATCAATACCATTGGGTGCATCTGCAATATCAACTCCACCGAATCCATATGGTCTCATTCCTCTATCTGGATCCCAATAGAACGGTCCAAAGAAGGGATCCCATCCTCTTCCGTGGTAAGGATGACCATCGGCATCTCTTCCTGCTGGAACATTTGTCTTTCTCCAACCGCGTTGCGGAGGTATTTTGTTAAACTGGAATGGTGCTGATGGATTATCACTTGGTACATTGTATGGATTTGTCTGCGTTTCGTACCATCCTGGTGGGTTTACGAATGGATTGCCCCATGAAGGCAATTGTGGAATTGGTTGTTGGAAAGTATAAGGACTTGGTTTGTATGTTCCATCTTCCTGCTTGTCAAAGCAAACAGGAACTCCATAACAAGGAACAAATGTTGTCCATCCATCGTCAGGATGGGCATATCCGTCAAAGCCCCAATCATCGGGACTTGACTGTGGAAGTTTGAATCGCCATGTAATTATAGGCTTACGAGTTATTGGATCTATTTCTATAGTACGAATCCACCAACGACCATCATGGTTATAGATTTCACTACCATCATCGTCATTTACATAAATTGGTTGCAGATCCTTTGGTGGAATATCTGTGGGTAGATAATGATTTGGACCACCCAAGGGCAAATATCCTGGCATAGTTGGGGTTAGCGGCTCGTCTTTAGGGAAAGCGAACGGCTGTGAGCCAGGTTTCCAGAATGTCTTCAACCCAAGAGGATCGCATTCTTCGCTGTATTTGAATACGGGCATCGTATCGTCTTTGCCCAATTGCCAGAACCAAAGATCGCGCTCTTTGATTCTATCATCCCAATACATTTTCCAAATGTCGGGATCATCTCCAATATCCGGTAGCCCTCCGCTAGGAACTCCTGTTGCCAAAGTAGTTCCGAATCTATACGATGGAGTTGTCTGATCTTCAGTTGATCCGGTAAAGCCCAATACATTGGTGCAATCCGTTAGACTGTTAGTTGCAGATGGAAGCGATGCATACTTGTGAGTAAATGCTATGCTTATCTCCGAGCCAGGTATTACCTTGCCATAGTAGTTCAGCATTCTGAAAGTGACGGTGTATGCCTTGCCAGCCGTACCGTCCGATGTGAATCCAGAGATCTTAAACTGACCGTAGTTGGTTCCGCTCTTCCATTTCATAGCCTCGGGACGATAACGATACAACTTTCGCCCATCGCTGACTTCAACTTCCATCTGATCCGTGATCCAATATTCCATGTTGTTTGAATTCACGATGGTATAATTGAAAATAATTGTGCCGTTAGAGTAGACGGTGCTATTCACAAAATCTGCGCAATAAGTCAACTTTACCTGCGGAATGAGAGGTTGAATAATCAACTCATTTTTACAATCAAACTGCAATCCGACTTTACGATTCAAGAATGCCTCTGCTGTGATCTTACGGAACTCTGAACTTGTGGAGTAATTGAGCAATGCATGACGGCTTCCTGCGGCTGTCAGACTTCTTGCCCAATTCTGACGATTTGCAGTTGATCCTTCTGCCCACTCTGCCCAATATCCTGCTGACCCTGTTCCCCCACCAAGGAAATCGCCATATTGGGAACCAAGGATACGAGCAGCATATGGTTGTTCTTCTGTAGCAAGCGAGATATTTGGATTCTCGTTGATTGTGAAGTAGGGATAACCATATGTGGTATTCACTACGGCATTAGCCGTATAGCCACCTTCAGAAGGCAAGGCAGGATAGATGCCTTCCGAAGAGGTGCCAATTTTCAAGTTCCAAGAGTGATTTGATGCGGGGATGATATTGTTTGTCCAACGCTTGTAAAGATATGCTTCTACTGTCTCGCGCTCCTGCTTGGTGAGTGCGCGGTCATAGACAAGGACTTCGTGAACAACACCATTGAAGAAGTTCTGACCAAGACCAATTGTCAGTCGCTGACTTCCCGTGATTCCCTTGAGATTACCAATTGCAGTTCCTGCTTCGGTTCCATTGATAGTCAGGAAATTCTTGCCTTGACTGTAGATCTTGTTGACAACAAAGTTCTTGAGATAAAGCGACTCGGTTGTTACAAGACTACTGTTAAAGTATTTTGAACCGCCCTGAACGGAAGGGGACATCCATACCCGAATGACATCGCCTGTCTTGATATCTTTTGCGGATACGGTATGTGTTTGATATTGGTTATATGACCAACTATTTGCCGCAAATCCATTGCTCATAGAACGAGAGTTCCATTCAGCAATCTGATTAGGAACATCTACTTGAGAAAGAGATGTGGACTCTATAACTTGATCGTTTTGAGTCAGTATCGCTCTCCAAGGAGTAGAAAGACTATCCGTCTTCATGTCCATGCTGAAATTGAATGAGCCATCTTCAGTTGCGACAAATTCTGCCATCTTCTGATAGCGATAGTATTTTGCATCGGGCTGGTCGTTGTTACTCTTCTTATCAAACTTCTTGACTTCTGTAAAATAGGAATAGGCTGCGGCAGTCAAGGAAGGATCGCTCTCCGCAAAGATTGAGGAAACTACAGATGTATTTGTGTTTCCTGCGGTCACAGTAGAAAGGGTGTCTTTGAATGCGGAGTAAACTACAGAACTATTATTGTTTATTCTTGCAAATCTACCTGCGGTGGGAATAGTATGGGTAGCCGAATAATATTCATCTCCGTTAATATCGGCAAGAAACAAATTGTCTATTCCTGCGTGATTGCCCATTCCATAATAAGAGGCAATTCTTGGATTTACTATAGCACTATCTACTATGTTTCTGCTGTAATCAACGCATACGGAATAGTCTTGATAATATTGACCTGTTGGCGCGGAAGTTGCGCCTATCCCCTGCCCCCGCATCATACCAGCAACTAATGCGTTTCTTTGACTTGTGGCAACATCGGTATCGGGCAAGGGTCTTGGCGTGAATGCAACAAACAGGCTTCTTTGATTCAAGGCTGCGGTCAAACTTGGTGTAGTGAGAACCGATCCAAAGGTTCCCGAAGAACCTGTAAGGAGCAATCCGCCCATATCGGATACAGTTGGATAGCGGTTTTGCAAACTTGCGCTTGCAGTAAATCCGTTGCCACTTGAATCTGCCCACGCACCCACGGTCGCGCCTACCGCGCCCGTGAGGGTCTTTCCATCAAGCCAGATCTTGAGACCAGTTATTCCCTTGGGTGTGAAAGCGACTTGATAGTGAGCAGAGGTCAGACCTGTAAGACCTGTCGGGTTGCCTCCCGCACCGGTGATGGTGGCATCATCAATACTAGGCATATATGGCAATGATCTTCCATTGAAGAACAGACTGCCCATATCTCTATATGTGTAAAGAGTGTAGGGGGCATAGTTACCAATTGCATTGAGATCGGTTCTCTTTGCTACGGTATCTGTTGCAATTGTTTCCGCTGCACAGCGATTGACTACAACCTTGCCAAACATACCCATTCCCGCAGGGTGAATGAGTCGGCGCAGGATATCCTTGTAGCGATCAATGACTACTTCAGTCAGTAGCACATAGGAGAAGTTCTGATAGTAATGGTTGTCCTGCATCACCTTGTTGGTGGAAAGGCGACCATCATTGTTGGAATAGTAACCTGGATAGGTGCAGAGAGTGCCAAGTGTGGTTGAAACTGCACCACCCGAACCAAAGGCAGAGTCAAAGGTTGTCAGCGGAGAGATTTCATAACCAATACCGAAGTTGTCAATACGAGTCTTTAGAATACCACCGTTGCCATCCACATCTATGATTGTTGCGATTGCGCCTTGACCGGTGTCATTGGTTGCGGCAACTGAAAGCGGAGCAATTCCTTCGGTCTTGAGATAAGGAGTAATTGCTCCCTCACTTACCTGTGCGCCCCAAACATAGATGGATGAATTCGTACCACTATAGGGGAATAGACCGTATAAGCAATATGAATTTGCTGGAGCATTGTTGATTGTGAGAGTCATTGTAACACGCGCCCAACCATTACCTACATTTGTTATTGTGTATGAATGACCTGTGTGGGTGGCTGTGCTTGTACCCCCATTCTGATAGTTTAAAGTTGAGTTACCATTCAATTGAGCGGGAGTTGAACCCACCTGTGCCTTGAATGAATAAAATGATCCTCTCCAACCAGGGTCTCCTCCGACTGTTGTTTGCATCCACAATGCAATATCACAGTTACTTGCATCTACGGCTTTTATGTAGACACTATATGTTATGGTCTTTGAAGAACCATTCAAAACAATGTTAGGATTTTGGTAACAGTAATTGTTACCTGCGGCACCACTTGATATCAGTTTTGTCGCAGTATTGGAGCCATCCGGTGCTATAATTGAGTTTAACTGTGAGGTAGATGTACCAGAATGAACCCATGCTTTTGATGCATCTGCAATCGCATTGCTCCACTTCAGCAAATTCTGCTTGTATGGTGTGATGCTTGGCTGAAAGAAGATGCGGTCGCCCTTGCGGTAGTTTGATCCCTGTGAGGATATGGAAACAGTAGAAACAACAGGATATATTCGTGTCTCTTGTCGCAAGACTCCGCTATTGTCTTCAAACTCAATACCAGCATAGTTGTTCAAGATACCGATATTTGCTTGGAATCTGCCGTTGATGTTGGTGAGATACAGTTCTGCAACTTGACGGCTTCCGATTTGGTAGGTGCTGACATCAATGACTCTGCCGCTTGCAATAACCGATCCATCGGTAGACCGCTGAACCACGGTCTTTCCACGAGCCTCAAAGATCTTTGATCCTAAATCATTTGAACAGCGAATGGAATACTTCTGAATCCACTTACCATCGGACAGCCGAAGGATGTCACGGGAAGGATAATAGAACTCTACAGCCGCATCGTAGAGAACACGAAACAGGAACTCATAGGTCTTTTCGGTTCCCTTGTTGCGATAGAATTCCTTGATGTTCTTGATGAGTTGACGAGCATCAACTGAATTGCCCTCGGCATTTACTGCAAACTCTTCGGGGAATCCTAGAAGGTATTCTTTCTTGAATGCAGCAACAAACTCCTCAATTGTCTTGTCTACATCTGCAAGACCGTCCAAGGCAGCAGGAGTACGGACATATCCCTGATCGGCTTGCTGATCCAACCACTCATAATATGCCTGAACGAATGCGACCATTGTCGGATGGTCGGTCTGAACGAATTCAGGCAGACGATGAGCAATTATTGGGGATTGATTTTTGTCGTTTCCTGTTGCCATGACCTATTATCTATTAGATGGGAACGCACTTGAAGTTTGCCGTCTTTCGGTTCTGAACGAGTCGGGAACCACGGTGATGTTGCTGTTTTCCTTGTCAACAACCAATATCTGATTGCGGCGAGTGAAGATGTCCTTGTTCAGAGGGATGATGGTCAGAGCAATTTCCGTGCTATCGGCAGGAAGGATGTAGGTAGGATTGAAATCCGTAAGGCTAATTACTCCATTGGAATAATTGAGGGTTCCTGCTCTTTCAACCAAAGTGATCTTTTCTGAGCCTACCAACTTGTAGATACGAATGTTTCCATAGCCATCGTCTTCCATATAGGCATCAACTTCGGTAACTCCATCGGTATCCAAATGTCCAAATGCGCTACTTGACAATACAGCAGGATAGCCATCAACAGGATGGTATACCTCGTTGTCAAAATTGAACTTGATGGTATAGACTCCCGATCTACCAACCACCGGCTCAAATCGCTTCTGCAACTTGATATTGGCATCGGTACTTGTGATGCTTTGATTGATGCCGTCTATGAAGGTCACAAATTTTGAGAATCGGAAGTTCAGTCCAAACTTTCCAAGTCTTTCAGTCATATATGCATCAACTGTTGTAGACAAGAGTTTTTCAAGATCCGATGCTCCCATACCTGTCAAAGTCGGATCATAACGAACTGTCATATCAATGACCAAATAGGTGTAATCGGGATCTACTACTTCAGGAGTGATGCCCAAGATATTCTTTCGTTGCAGAATAGTATTCTGAATGGACAACTTTTCAAGGGTAGAAAGTTTGGTTGCATTCTGTGGCTTGATTGAAACGAATACCTTGCCATACTGTGGAGGATCGCTTTCCTCCCCACCCCATACAAGAATTGAATCTGCTGTAGTGTAGTCGCGGGTAAGGATTGTCTTATAATCTTCTGCGGTTACTGTACGCTCCTGCGATTGATAGTTTCTTGGAGCATAGTAACGAATAGATTCAATGTCTTCAGGTTGACCTCCACCATAGGAAGTCTGTGGTGTTCCGTTTTCGTTGACGGCAATTGTTATCTTGGGGCTGACTCCTGAACCTGTTGTAGTGTTGTTTCCGGAATATTTGAAAGCCTGCACACCATTTGCATCATCTGCACGGGTCATCAAATACTCAATCAGAATGGCGTTTCCATCGCTTGGTCTTCTGCCAACGATTCCATCTCCAAACAGAATTTCATATTTTTGATCTTCGCCTTGCTGCAAGAAATATGCATTGGTGGAGCCATCAATAGAATTGATATCCGTTGCCAAAGCCCACACATCCACAATACCAGTAGTGTCTTTTGCTGATTTTGTGACTCTTACACGCAAAGTGCTTGTGTCTATCTGTGTCTCGGGAATAATGAACCGTTGGGCAGTATCTGCGCTGTTTACAATATAAGTAAAAGTCTGAAATCGTCCTTCTTTGATTTCAACCCCTCTGCAAACACAGTTGTTTCCTTCAAGAGTAACCTTGTAATTCTGCATTGGAAGGAAGGTAAACACCGATCCGCTTCCTGTAGCCACAAAAACATCGCCACGATTGATGAAGACTTCACCTCTGGCAACACTTGTTTTGAATGTTTCAAATGCAGTACTTGTCGTGGTGGGTGCAGTCCAAACTACATCAACAGTTGCAGACGATGCCCGATAGGAACGAGGAGTATAACCGAGGCTCTTGGCAAGAGATACAACCGAATCCCTCTTGACTGCCGAATCAATGAAGGCTTCGTTTGCTACCATGTTTGCATAGAACGCTTGATAGTGAGTGTTGTATGCAAGGAGGTCAAGGAGGATATTCATTCCAGAACCTTCAAAGTCATAGTCCTTGAACTTATCTTGGCTCTTCAGAAATGTTTTCAGATTTGCCTTGATTGTGTCAAAATCAAGGTTGTCAATTGGAAGGTTTGGAGTAGTCATCTGATCCTCTGAACAATTATCGTGGTGCGGAAAGTCTGAACCGCGTTCTGTATCTGATACTGAACATCTATCTTGTATGCGTTTTCGTCCATCATGTCAAGGATATCAACTTGAACTGCACGGATACGATTATCAAAAGAAACAATTGTATCCATGATCTTGCGCTTCATCTGAAACATGGTGATTTGCGATGCGGGTTCAAATAACAGATCGGTAATTCCCGCATTGATTTCAGGATGAAACGGCTTGTCAAATTTCTTGAAGAGAAGCAAGTTCTTCAAAGCCTGCTTTACTGCATTTTCTCCGGTGACCGCAGATACATCGTTGGTCAATGGATCAATTGTAAGATCCATATCTAGATCGGAAACACGAAGAACAGGGTCTTTGATTGTTTTAATTGCCACTCTTGTGATCCTTTGCTAGTTGAAGTTCAATGTAGTTGCGCTGCTCTTCAAACATAGCGGCAAATTCCATTGGCTTATGCGGTGCAGTCTCCTCATCTAGCCAATCTAAATTGATGAAGCCAATGACCAAAGCGTCTTTATGAATAGGCAGAACCGCGAATGCTTCCGTACCTTTGCTTCGGCAATAGGTGCGAAGGTTAGATTCCGATAGATTCTTGACAAGATGAACTTGTGGTTCATCCTTCTTGACCAACTCAATCTTTTCCCATAGTAGCGTGGCAAGAACTGCTTGTAGATGCATATACTCATAGGCAACTCCATTGCTGCACGATTCGTGTGTCACGGACATACGCTTCATGGAAGAGCCATCCAAGAACTTGCCGCCATTATGAAACTGAAGGATTTGTATACGATCAGCACCACATTGATTTCGTAGAGTAGTCAGTATCTCTTGAACCTGACCATATCTACGGATATCGTCTACTGTGATTGCAGCCGTGATTGCGGCATCAATCTCCTCTTGCTTCTTCCAAGATTTAAACCGATTCTTCAGATAAGAAACACCCGCGACCATACCGGCTATGACACCAGTCAATCCCGATCCTACGCTCACCCAAAAATCAATGTTGTTATGCGGTTCTGCTGACATTGTTAGCCTCCACAGTACACATCTTTGCTTCCTGTGGCGATTGCAGAACCACAGGAAAGGGGGTCACCGATCCGAGCCGCCTGTCGGCTATTGACAAAAACCATTGAGGAACCTTCTGCGGTATATGCTTTGTGGCAATTTGGACCGCAGCAATGTGATCCCCAATTGTCCAATTGACGATGCCATCCCTTGTTGTTCACGAACACATTCGTAGACCACGAAATGTTCTGACGGGGGGCATAGCATCCGTGACCTGAACATATGTCACCTTGTCTGTGTGCTGCGGGCATCGGAACTCCTTATGGCGGTCCAGGGAAAAATCCCTGTGCTTTCTGTGCTTCTAGATATTCAAGATTTGTGGCGGTTGCGCCATTTACAAAGAACTGATTCTTGATATTTAGGATTAAATAATCTCTATCCGATGACCAGTTATTCCGCAATCCGTACTCAAATGAGCCATCTACAAATACGCTTGGATTGGACTTGCTGAAGACTCGCGCAGTAAACCGAATTGGGATGTCAAACCCCACCCCATTCCTAAAATAGGACGCAGAACCTACGGTGGCATAGTTTTGTTCGTCTATTTCGTAGTCGGGTGGAAGATTCAATCCAGAGACATATTGATCCATTTCCCCTGTTCTACCCGTCAGTTTGCCCGTATCCAAGTTTAAAACCATGTCAGGAGAAAAGTCTCCTGTAATCATCAAGAAACCAGGATCGGCAAATGTTGCTCCCGTGCAATAGACATATGGGCTAGTGTTGTAAACCAGATATAGACTCCAGACGGGATCATCTGAGATGTCTTCTTGTTCAAAATACTTTCTTCTAGGCGTAATTGTGGGGAAATCAGAACCGCTATAGAAATAAGTTGAGGGTGATAGAGGAAAGTCTAGACGAAAGCATTCCCCACTTACGCCGTTTCCCGAAGGGACACCTACATCTGTGCCATTTGGATAGTAGGTTGCCGGATCTACTTCTGACAGGATTCTATATTTCCCTTGCCAAAGGTATTCGGTCGCCATCAGAAGGAGCCTCCGTCCAAGACATCAGGCAGAATGACAGGCTGTGCAAACTCCGCAGGATAGGCAAGAACAGGAACGCTAGGAAGAAGATCAACTGTTGGCATATCGCTTGTCGGATCTGTATTTGCCATTCCTGTCTGACCAGGATATCCCTGAAGCAAAGAAGCCGCTTCGTTTGGAACTGCATAAAGGCTGATGGTCGGAAGACCAGGAAGTCCTGTCTCTGCTTGTGCCGCACCTGTTCCTCCTGCCATGACAAGATTGGAATCCTGAAGACCTGGCGAAGTTGATGGAATAGGAGGTAGGGATACTGCGGCAACGGGAGTATTGGTGGTCTTTTGCTTGGTTTCTGATTCGTTGGTGAAAGCGGCTGCGGCGGCTGCTCCTGCTGCTGCACCAAGAAGTAGAATCTGTTCTGTCCTGATTGGAATCTTTGGAATTTGAATGTTAGTTCCAGTAAAGTATTGAGTTCCACCGACTTCAGCAGGAACAGCAGGAGCCGCAGCACCATTCAAGGTAGTTGTTGCTGCTGTAGTAGCAACAGATGCCTGTGTTGTTGCTGTTGATACCGCTGCTGTTGTATTCTGAACCGCAGGAGCAGAAGCCAATGCTCCTTGAGAAATCGTTCCCTCAGATTGTTGTTGTAGAGTTGATAAAGATGTGGCATTACCTGCAACTACTCCCCCCACATCAGCATCTTTTAGGGATGCAAGTGAGGTTGTCTGTGTGGGATTATTCGGATCGGGGAATTCTACTCTTCGCTTTGCAATCTTGTCTAGTCCACCAACGCTAACCTTGGAGGTGTTGATGCCTTCGGGATTGAGATCAATACGAGGAGCAACAAAGGTCATATTGCCATCACTCGCAACGGTATAAGAACCACCAACGCGATGCACCAAACTTCCCTTGGTGTGCATGATGACATTTCCATGTACCAAGGTTCTCATATCGCCATCTACTTCAATATGAAAGTCTTTGCCGACTTTCAATTGTGCCTTGCCTTCGTTTGTATAGAGAACATCACCTTTGATCATCATTGACTTTGAACCAATCGTCAGTTCATAGTCGCTTCCCTTGATCTTGGTGACACGAGAACCATCGGGACGAATTTCTTCAAAAGTTCCCGACTTGTGATAACGATGCAACCGCTCTGCTGTAGGAGTATCATCTACTTCAAAGATATGTCCTGATTCGCTTTCATAGACATGGTTATGTGGATAAGTTGCACCATAAGCCGACTTTGGTTCTGCCCAATGCCCCGTCAATGCAGTTGGAATCGTGGGGATACGCGCATCTGCGCGAGACTTAAGGATGGTATTCTCAAGATTTTCACCACGCGCAAGGCGATTGGTATCCTGTTCCCCAATATAATCATCCAAAGGATATGTACCACTTGGATCGTAGAAACCTACATTTGAATCTTTTATCACACCGAATTCATCGGCAGTAGGTATACCCGCAACTGTACCCATGATGATTGGATCTTGTGCGTGAGGACCATCGCGGAAGAATCCCACAACCCATGTTCCTGGAAGTATTCCTGTTGGAGATTGTCCCTTGCCGCTGATTGCTGCACTTGTGATCGGCTGCATAACCGATGCCCAAGGAAGGGATTCAGTTGGTATTAAATTCTTGTCATCGGTATGAAACCCATAAATGCGGACACGACAACGCCCGATCTTCAAAGGATCGTTGTTGTCTTCTACGACTCCGTGCCACCACACGAAGTCCATTTTGCCCATGTAATCGTTGGGATTCCCCTGCATCTCGTTCAACATGATTAATAATCTCCACCAGAAGCAAAGGACTGAACCTCTGGAATCTGCTCGTCATAACCGTCTTTGGCAAGTTCCATCTTCATCGTATAGTCGCCGTGACCAATTTCGTGAACAATTGCCGTAATCATGTAATTGCCCGAAAGATAAGGATCATACCAATCGTCCTTATTCTTTGGATCTTCTACGCTAGGAATGTCAACAGAGACAATCTCTCCGACTCTTCTACGAGAATCGCCATTCACGGTTATTGTCAGGGTATTTGTTCTGAATTGATTCATCTGCGATTGACGGCGAGTTGATACCTGATGCAATTCATCGTTGTCTTCTACCGTGTCATATCGGAAGGAGTGCTTCGGGTATAACTTTTGATATGCAGTTACATTTTCACTTAAATCGTCTTTGAGTTTTGAAATCAAAGGATATTTGGAAATTGTCGGGACTCTATCTCTTTGAGTGTTATAGGTATAGATTGCCGTATCCATTCGCTTACCCACAATATCAAGTGCAACCGCATTATTACCATATACACCCGCAACAATTTCTCGCATCTTGTCGCCACGGTCGCTGACCATGTAAGAAAGAATGTTATAGAATTCCTTCTTCATAAAGATCTGTCCAGTTGTGGGATTTCTTGCGGTAGGAGTGTGGTGATATTTGACTACTGGAGGTTGTTCCTTGAGTATGGAAAGTGGAACAAATTGATATTCGCCATCTAACGACTCAAAGAAAACATAATCGCAGGCTTCTGGCATCTCTTCTGCTGCTGATCTCTTTGCCAACCAATTGATTGCATACATTGGATTCCAATTAGGAATGACAATGTTTCTGTTTCCCAAAGTGGGACAAGCATTGACATCCAAATCAAACAGATCGTTCATAATGTAAGTCACCATGTCGCTGTATGGCATATCGTTGAATGCCTTGGATACCCGAAGTTTGGCGTTGTTGTATACGGGTTGCGATACAAATTCAAGGCGAACAAGTTTCTTTCCATCTCCATCAAGTTTGGAATCGGCAGACACCTTGAAGATCAAGAACTCCTTGGTCAAAAAGATGTTTCCCTCGTTTTCGCCAGGAGTTGCAAATGTTATCTTGATCTTTTCTCGTCCTGTGATTTGCAGATAACGAATGAGGTTCAAAGAATCCATAAGAACAACAAATCCAGACAATCCATTTGCAAATAGATCTTCGTAAATGTTGAACGAAATAAACTGCGAGCGAACATCCAATTCTGCCCCTGCCGCAGAAGTAATGGTGATAGAATCAATGAGTACATCACCTGGATTTAGAATCTTGAAGTTTGGAATTGAAGACATTAGATGAACAATCCTCTAAATTGTGTAACTATTCCATTCATAAATTCGGGCTTGGGAACACGAATGTTTCGTTTGCTTTCGTTGATATTGTATTCTTGGGTTCTATTGTTTATGGCAAGGACTTCAACGAAGTTAGGATCACTAACATATCTGTTGAGTATGGATGATGGGCTGTTGAGATCACTTGGCGGACCTTGGCGAGGATCCAAGGTATTTCCATCGCTATCTTCAAAGTGATGAACCGCATATTCATAGGGAACCATCTTGGTAAATGCAATCAATTTGGATGTATCGCCATCAACATATAGCCAAGCAAGACCATCAATTAATGAAAGAGGAGAATCCGAATCGGAATCAAACATAGAAGCCTGATCTCCATCTATAACAATGCAGTTGTAAGATGGATCCCACTTGATTATGTTTGCAGTAACAACCGTTCCATCAGCCAAAGTTTGACTAATTGTGGATGCTCCCTTAAAATTTAAGATATTCTGATCTTGGAAAGTATTGGGAACTCTTGCTGTATCGGGATAATAAAGCGCATATCCCTTGTATTTCTTTTGGAGTTTACTTTCAAGTTCGGCAGTTGAAAGAGGCCATTCAAATGTAGGATCGTGAATCTCGTTGAACAGCAAAATAGTCCAATATAGATCTACTCTATCGTAGATTCTATATGAAAGCATTTCTGGTCTTTCTCCATCTTGAATTGTATAGGGCAATGAAGTTACCGCAGAATTCTTGAAGTAATCGCTGATTTTGGCACGAACAGTAATATCCTTGACCAACATGACCTTTGTGAGATCCGTTGGATCGGTGACATATGATATTGACGGAAAATATGAGAAGTATGGCATGGATTAGTAGCCCTGATCAATACGATCTTGTGTAAGGATTTCCATTTCGCTGAATTTCAAGTTCAAAGTCATCTTTGTGGGTGCTGCACCCGAATCATCTGGTCGGAATGTAGTGAATGGATTGGTTCCGTATTTCACATCAATACTTGTCAATGCACATCTGGTAATTCTATTGAGATATAGGTTCTCTTTGTCCGTATTGACATAGGTTATTCTGAACTCCGCAGGGAAGTCAAGAAAGCGTCCACCCAATGCACGCGCAGGAAGAGCATGACGCTTGAATGTGCGAATGATGGAATAGATTTCATTCACTTCATCTTGATTTCTTGGGGCAAACTCAAACTCATACTCAAATGACCGTCTGTCTACACTTTCAAACAGTTGTAAAACAAATGGATTCTTTGCCTTGCGATGTTGACCGGCTTCAACCAATTCTGCTAGATTTCCTTGATTAGATCCACCTTCAAGTCCCATCTTTTCCCCAATTTCATTCAATTTTTCGCCAAGTTCTTTTACAGTTCCCATTGCTATTTGCTTACTTAAGGCATCAGATGCCATTTTAGTAGAAGCATCCAAGTGTCCAGATGTTGCCATGCTTACCAAATTCTTGATGCCGCCTTGAACTCCCGTAGAGATTTGACCAATAGTGGTAAAGTCCTTTTCCGTATACTGTGTTCCATATGAGGTAGCCACTCCACCTGGCATATAAAGAAATATAGTCTTGTTTGCTCGTCTGAGATTTCCGCCAATTCCAAGGGCTTCCTGTACAAAACTATCTTCGCCTTTTCCGAATGTATCAAGATTTTGCTTTCCTGCACCTATTACTTGTTTGGCGACCGTTGTTGCCATGCCTGATGTGAAAAAGTTGACTTTTTTCAATGTACTTGAGGCTTGTCCAAAGAATCCCAGTATTCCAGTCTTTTTGTCGGTCAAGCCCCCCAAAACAGTACTGGTGACTAATGCATCAGGAACTAAACTTGTTGCAAGATTTGCCGCTCCTGATACCTTTTTAATCACACCATCAATAGCCCCTGCTGCCCTTGCAAATGCTGGCTTTTTGCTTTTTTCAGATGACAAGCCTTCGCCTTCATTCACAAAAATATCAAACACCATGAAATTTTGATGTTCGGGACTATCTCCCAAATCAAAGGGATAACGATAGAAAGATCTTTCTTCAGGAGAATACTCTACCGCCGATGTGCGATTGAGATCTCGGTCTGCTTGACCATCGGATGTCCCCTGAAAGGCTTTGCCATTTCCGTATAATCGTTGAATGAAGTTGGATGATTCCAAGTTGGGTCTCCTGTGCAATCTTATTTAGCGTAATCTGCTAAATACAAAATTGAGGAGAACCCCTATTTCTAAAGGCAGTTACAAAGGTTTCTACACCCCGACCAATCCGCACAAGTATCGCGGCGATCCGAAGAATTGTGTCTATCGGTCGCTATGGGAAAGGCGGTTCATGGTCTTCTGTGATACTAATCCGAATATTACGGAGTGGTCATCCGAAGAAGTAATCATTCCCTATCGTTCTCCGTTTGACAAGAAGATACACCGCTACTTTGTGGATTTTTGGATCAAGACCAAGAATAAAGATGGTCTAGAAGAGAACACCCTAATAGAGATTAAGCCCAAGAAGAAGACCGTACAACCCTCCATGCCCTCGGGCGCGGGTGCGCGTGTGAGTAGGGGTAAGATGACTGAGGTGAGGGATTGGATGGTCAATAGTGCTAAATGGGAAGCAGCACGGGAGTTCTGTGCCGACCGCAAGTGGAAGTTTCAAATTTTGACAGAAGATGACATCTTCGGAGCGAAAAAGTGAGTCAAAAGGACGCTATTCAAGTTCTACGAAAAATGTTTGCGGAAGGGATAGACATCACTACCCCCGAAGCGACCTTATGGCTTCGTAGAAATTTGAGGAACATTGGATTCATCAATCCCGCAAGCATCATCAAGACATCAGGAACCGAAAGTTCCATTGTGAAGTTTGAACCTGGAAGCATTTATCTATTTGGTTACAATCCAAGAACTCAAATGGAATTGCCTTATTATGACACATTCCCAATGGTATTAGTGTTGAATTACACAGATAATGGGTTTATAGGTCTAAACTTTCATTATCTTCATCCCTCAAATCGTCAAGTGTTTTTTGATGCTCTTGCCAATTACCTAAATGATTATGAATTTGACAAAAACCCAAATGCATACTTTAAAGTTTCCTATGCGACCCTCACGGCAGCAAAAAACTTGTCTGCCTACAAGCCCACAATCAAGCGATACTACTACAAGAATGTTGTAACCAAGGTAACAGAAATACCCCCAATCTATTGGAAATTCATGTTGTTCTTGCCACTTGAACGGTTCAAGAAAGAAGTCAAAGAGAATGTCTGGAAGCAATCAAGAAAGAAAATCTAATGGCTAATCTTTTCCAAAACGCATTGACTCTCTTCCCAAGTTTTTACTCATCGTTCTTTCCGCCCAATGTGGGACCAACTCAATTCAGCCAAACCTCTATATTTGCGGATTTTCTGTCAAATGCGGGGACAAATGGATTTGGGCTGTCTCAAAGATTTATCTTATACATTGAAAGTCCTTGGTTGGACGAGCAACTGAATTTCAGGGGAACTCAATTTGACAAGAGATTGATGCTTCGTGCCTTTAGCGTAAATGTACCAAGCAAATACTTGTCTACGACTGACCGAGATATTGGTGGACCGAAGCGAAAAATACCATACACCGCAACATTTGACGATGATCTGACTGTTCAATTTTACTGTTCTCCCAACATGACAGAGTATATGTTCATGCAGAAATGGGTGGATAGTATTGTTAATCCTGTTTCAAGATATGTTTCGTTCTATGATGATTTTGCCAAACACACAAAGGTCACCTTGCTCTTCGTTCCCAATACCGTAAAAACGATGGATCAGATCATAAGTTTCTATCAAACAAACTCACTAAATGGTGTTCGCTTTACGGAAGTCTATCCAAGATCAATCAATGCAAATGGCGGAACACTAGAATGGGGTTCTAATACAAAACCATCATTTGTAAATGTCTCATTTGCATTCAGAGAAGCAGTAGATATAAGCACCTATGACGATAGATTGGCAGCAGAATTGCAGGCTTTATCCGAAATCAGCACAAATACCGAGCCAAGCGTAAAAGAAGATACCGCGATGAACGGTAAAGTTGTCAAGAAGACCGCAGTAGATCTCATGGCAGAAAAGATTTACGCTGGAGGAAAAGGTCGTGTACAGAGTGCTACAGATCGGCTGTTCAATTTCCCCACCGATGGTACTCCAGTAGCAGACAATGGTGCGGTCAACAACTATAGCCCACCCCCATCCGTAAACAATAGCAACACATTCTCGGGGGTTCCTTCGGGGAATCAGGGAGGGGGAGGCAATTTCATAGGAAATCCCGCAGGAAATCCCGCAGGAACCCCAATAGCAGACAATGGCGGATTGCGAACTGTATGATCTTTCAACTTATCTAAATACCATGATCCAAGGAGATTAAAATGGCTATACCTATTATTGCTACCCCAACATATGAATTGATTCTTCCTTCAACTGGCAAGAAAATCAAGTACCGCCCATTCCTAGTCAAGGAAGAGAAAATGCTTCTCTTGGCAATGGAAACAAAAGATTCCGCCCAAATTCAGACTGCAAGCAAAGCCGTAATTGCGGATTGTACTTTCGGGGAAATGGATGTTGAAAAGTGTCCTCCATTTGATCTTGAGTACATCATGCTTCAACTCCGCATCAAGTCAGTCGGAGAAACAGTCACTCCTAGTTTTAAGTGCAATAAGTGCGAAACTTCAAACGAAGTAGAAGTAGATCTGACCAAGATTAATGTAGTTCAGACTGAAGGACATAGCAACACCATAAAGTTGTCCGATACTATGGGTGTTGTTATGCGTTATCCAACCATGTCGGATGATGATATTGCTCCTACAAGCAAAGAAGATTCTGAAAATGTCCTCAAGAATGCCGAAAGATCCATGCAGTTGATAGCATCCTGCATAGATGCAATCTATGATGGCGAAAAGGTATACAATACAAAGAACTTTACAAAGCAGGAAGTGATGGAATTCATAGAAAATCTTTCGCAAGGAATGTTCCAAAAGATTGCAACTTTCTTTCAAAATATGCCATCTTTGAAGCATGACATTAAATTTGCTTGTGCCAAGTGTGGAGAGGAAAACAATCTTAGCATAAGAGGTGTTCAAGATTTTTTTACTTGATGATGCTGCATGATTCGTTGGCGAATCAATTGCAGACTAATTTTATCATGCTGAAGGATCACAATTTTAGCCTCACGGAAATTGAAAACATGATTCCGTGGGAACGACAGATTTATATCGGTCTATTGATTAACTATGTGAAGGAGCAAAAGGAAAGAATGGATCAAGAACAGGCTTCAATGAGAAGCGGATAAGCCTGTTAAGGAAAATAGATGGCAGAAGACATAACCAATTCAAACGCAGGAAATTCCAACCAGTCTATGGAAGGATTCAAGGCTGTCTCTCAAAAGTTGGGAGAAAACGAAAAGGTTTTGGGCAAGATTGCCGAAAGTTCAAACGATACTGGCGAAAAGATTGGCGACCTTGTGAGAAGACATAAAGAGGGTAATGATACATTAAAAGAAGTAGCAAATAGTTTGAACAATCTTGATGATTCAAACAAAAAAATGTTAGAAAATGCGGCAGAAGAGAAGAGAGAGGCAAAGGCAGGAGGAAAAGCAGGGGCAAACGAAGTTAAAACTGAAGGGGACAAAAAGGAAAAAAAGGAAAAAGACAAGTCCATAAAGTCTATGACTGACTTTAATAAGTCATTAGGCGCAATTGTCAACAATCTCACACAGGCAAAAGACGATCTCATGTCTGGTAAGTTGTTTAAGAAGATGTATGTTAATGTGTATAAAGGATTCAGGTCGTTCTATCGTGTGTTTGGGAATGTCCTTGCTGAAGGTGCGGGACTTTTGTTCGGAACGCTCTCTACTGCACTTCCTAAACTCATAAGCAATCTTGGGACGCTATTCAAGCCTATTACTTTTCTGTTATCAAAAGTGGGATTAAATCTTAAAGGACCTACTGAGTTCTTTAGTAAAATAGCAAATTTCTTCAATGAAACTGGTCCATTTATAAACAAAACATTGGGATTTATTGAAAAGACATTTGGTAATAAAGCAGGAACCATCTTCCTAGAAGCCTTTGAAATCGGAGCAAAGATTGGAAATCTACTTCCCTTTCTTGCGGTTATACCTACCGCAATTGAAACGGTAATGTCTGCATTTGAAATGATTACAAAAGGTGATTTCAAGGGAGCATTCAAATCAATATTTGTTGGATTTGTCAAAGGGTTTGCGGCATTCTTTACCCTCGGTCTTTCCGACTTTATATTTGATTTCAATAAGATGTTTGAGACACTATCTCAGCCTCTTGATGCCGTTTTTAGTGTATTCAAAGATCTTTTCTCGGTAATTTATGATGTCTTTCAAAGTGTAATGGTAATAGTCATGGGCATTTGGAATGATTTATTGGCACCAATACTATACTCTTTGTGGACAGATGCATTACAACCACTTGGTAAGGCACTTTCTGCGTTGGGAGATATGCTTACAAGCGTGGTGGGAACACTTTTCTCCATAGTTGCGGGTGTATTGAAACCATTTACAACTGTATTCAGAATAGTCTTTAAAATAATTTACGAGACTATCAAATTTATGTGGGAATATGGCATTCGCCCAATGTTAATGCCTCTTACCTTTGTCATATCAATATTGTTCAAAACACTTGGGACTATATTTGATGGCTTCATGTATATTTTTCAGGGCATCAAATGGGTATTTGATAAGATATCATTCTGGGTAAATGTGTTTACCAAACTTGTTGATATGGACGGAGATAATGCATCGGGGGGGATCGCAGATTTCTTTAATTCCTTACGAGCAATATTTGATTGGATAAGAGGCATTATCATAGATGGTTTTTTTGCCTATGTAGATTTCTGGTGGCAAGGGGTAAAACTAATTTGGGATAGAATAGTTTTTACTTGGAATCAACTTGTAGGACACATCATATATGCATTGGAATGGTGGGGAGATCTTATCAAATCTGCATGGAATTATGTTTTTGGTTTGTGGGATGATCTTACCGATGCTTTGGCATATGGAATGCTTTGGTGGTGGGACGCAATCAAATCTGCATGGAATTATGTTTTTGGTTTGTGGGATCAACTCACAGATATGCTTGCATACGGAATGCTTTGGTGGAAGGATGCAATAATTGCAGCATGGGATTATGTCGTTGGATTGTGGGATGAACTCACAGATATGCTTGCTTATGGAATGCTTTGGTGGAAGGATGCTATATTTGCAGCATGGGATTATGTTGTTGGTTTGTGGGATGATCTTACCGATGCTTTGGCATATGGAATGCTTTGGTGGAAAGATGCCATATTTGCGGCATGGGATTATGTTGTTGAATTATTCAACGAACTTACAGATGCCTTGGCATATGGAATGCTTTGGTGGAAGGATCTGATAGACGAAGGATGGAAGAAAGTTACCGATATATGGAACTTCATTGTTGATGCACTTGCAGAAGCATTGGAACCTGCAATGGAGCCAATAAATCTATTCTTGGATAAGTTGAAGCAAATATGGGATTACTTGATGGGCAAGGTAGACGCTGTTCTTGGATGGTTTGGTCTTGGAAGCAAGAAGCCAGAAATGAAGCAAGAGGCTCCTCCCCCTCCAGAAGAAATTCCAGAAACTCCTATTGCTGCTCCTGCTACACCTCCTGCCCCTCCCCCTGCTCCTGCTCCTCCTGCTAGACCAATTGCTTGGTCTCCTTCTTGGGGCGGACCTGCGATTCCTTACAATGAAGGTGGAGATATTGCAATTCAGGATATGATGCGAGGAGAAAAGAAATCTAGCCTCTTCAAAGATTACAAAGACGAAGAGCAAAGTGCCAAGTATCAAGAATTAAATACTGAAATGAAAAAGAGAATGGCAATGGCTCAAGGAGGCGGTGGCGGTTCGCCCATTATCATCAACAACTCTCCGACCACAAATGTAGGTGGAGGAGGTGGTGGCGGCGCAATGCCTGTTGTAATCTCTCCGACTCCTGTTAGAAACATGGATCCAACTCGCGGTCTCATTAATACCTAAAACACAACCGCCACCCTTTCGGATGGCGGTCGTTGCGATTGACTGGGATTTTGTTCAGTCCTCTTCTGCCAACTTGCGGAAGTAGGCGAGAGCATCGTCCTCTCCTTCATCTGCCGCTGCTGCCTTTGGAGCGGGCTTCTTGGAAGCAGGCTTAACTGCCTCCTCGGTAGCCTTGTTGCTCTTGGCAAACTTCTGCGACAGAGACTCGCGCACAGGCTCTTCGTCAGCCTTCTTCTCGGGAGCCTCGGTGAAAAGAACCGTGTGCATACGATCCTTCAGTTCATCATAAGACTTGAACTGATCGGGAGCAGTAAACGCAACAAGCGAATGCTCCTTCTTCCACAGAACCTCAAGTTCCGAATCCTCTCCATCAAGAAGAGCAGAGGGAGAATCAAACGAACTCTTCTCATAGTTGACATAGCCACCGTCACCGATAGTAGCCTTCAACTTGAAGTTGCAACCCTGCCAGAAGTCAAACGGATTGATTGACTTCTCGTCATCAAACTTGGGGTTCATCTTGTCGTTGATCTTCTCAAAGATCTTCGCACCATACTTGAAGAGGAATACCTTGCCCTCGTTCTCGGGATGGGCAGCATCCTTGACGATCAGGATATTGCTGATATAGGTCAACTTGCGCTTGCGGTCACGGGCGACAGTCTTGTCAGACTCAAGTCCGCTATTCCACAGTTCGTTATTGCCTTCGCAGATCGGACACTTCTTGCCGATGGTAGTGGGGCAGTTCTCAATCATCCAACCGCCCTTGCCCTTGAAGCCGTGCGAGAACACGCGCACCCAAGGAATCTCTTCGCCTTCAATTGCGGGAAGGAAACGAATCACGGCATAACCGTTACCTGCCTTGTCGCGCTCAAGCGACCAGAAACGATCATCCTTCTCGTATCCCCCCTTGCTGTTCAACTTCTCCATCTCCTTGGAGAGTTGCTGCGTCATTGTCTGTGACTTCTTCTTTAGGTCTGAAAATCCCATATGTGTCGTATCCTTTCGTGTATTGGTGTGTATGAAGTATGGGTAGTATACAGGTATCTAGCCTGTGGTCAAGTACTTTCGCACAAGATTTTGCGGACAGATTCTTTGAGAGTTTGAAGATTGGCTGTGTGTTTTAGAAACCCACCGTAGCCAATCATGCGCCCTCGCATCTCGTCCCAAACGGGATCGCCCGATAGGGATGACTGCCAACTATTTGTAAATTCAAGCATCTGATCAAGAATACAGAAAGTCTCGGGCGAGATCTTCTTCTGCATCAACAGGCGCAGGATCTTGGGATGGTTCTTGTTCTCGCAGATGAACAACTTGCTCCACGCATCAGGAGTGAAGTTATCGTGAATGGAAGCGTACTTGATGAGTGTCTTGATATCTTCACCAAACAGATAAGTCAGGCGTTCGTTTCGCTTACGCCATTCCAAGAAACGCTGATTTGCTTCTTCGCCAAGCATGGAACCGATCCACATATTGGGATTATCCTGCATTTGTGAAAGCAGGAAGTGAACCATGTTCTCTTCGCTTGTGTATCGCTTCGCCAACTTATCAAAGAAGTGGCGATCCTTTCGGTTCTCAAAAGTCTGTGGCTTCGGAGAGATCCTGCCATAGCGAAAGAAATCATACTTATCTCCTCTGAAGTGAGCCTTCATGGAGACATAGATCTTGTAGGCTTCATAGCCGTTCATAGGGGCAGTTTGGAATCCTTCTTCAGAAGATTGAGTCGTTGACCTTCAATCTTCAGGCGTTCCTTGATTGGTTTACTTAGGAGTTTTGAAACCGTATCAGGTTCCACTCCGTGCTTTTCGCAGATGTGAATAACAGCATCAAGATAGGATGGCTCCTTCTGAATCTTGACGAAATCCTCAACTTCTTTTGAGAAGTCTTGAGTGAGATTTACAATTGAACCCATGCTTACTCCGTATAGGGGATTACACCAATTTCTTGAACAGCACGGCTAATGCCCCGTTCAATCTCTTCTTCGGATAGGAGCATGACAATCTCGTCCCCCTCCTTGCGGAAGATGCGGACGCAATGATAACGAGTGTCCTTGTCCATGTCAACGACATTCTCGTCCTTCTTGGTAAATAGTCCCTTAACCCACAATACTAGTTTCTTTAGCCAGTTCATTCTTAATTTGCTCCTGTAGTTCTTCAAAGTTGTTCTTTGACCAATAGAGTTCAATAGACTTCTTCAGCCCCTCACGGGCATTCTTTGAGTCCTCAATAAACTCCTGATCTACGCCACTATCACAAGCAACAAGGATGACTGTTTGTGGCAACTTCTTCTGACCTGTGCGCTCAAGCCACATATGGGCATACGCACACGCCTGTTGGAAGTAGTTTTGAATATCAGACTTGCGCTTTTCCTTGCGAGATGACTTGAAGTCAATGATTGAAATCTCGCCATCGTAGTCAGCGATACAGTCAAACCGTCCCGCTAGGCGCAGGGTATCCGACCACAGCGATTCCTCTTGACCGTGGATATTGGTGATCTTGTCAAGATGCTTCTTGATAAGCATGAAGAGAGTCTTGTCGCCAAGCGGTGCAGACTTGACGGCTTCATGTTCACCCTTGAGGTAGGCTTCTGTGATTTCGTGGAGTTTGTTTCCACGGGAAATGGCTTGCTGTGAGATCTCCAAGTTCTTTGGATCGCTTCGCCACTTTGCCCAAAATTCCTTCTTCTCAAATCCTGTGACCGTAGTCACCGAGGGATACCATTCGCCAGATGTGGGAGACTGATAGAATCTTCCAAGTTCAGGGATTTCAATTGACCGTAGTCTGGAAAAATTCATTTAGTGCATCCAATCTTGTTTGCTTTTCTTTTTCATATCATTACGAGGGTGGGCTTCTTTGACCTTTGCCATGACTTCCTGCCAACCTTTATCTGGCTTGGTAATACCGATACGAACGGAATCCACAATAGAAGCCGCACCCACAACGATCTCAACCTTTTTCTTACCGCAGGAAGGACACTTCTTCTTTGTTGGTTTCTCCATATCGGCAATACGGAGCATCTCATCAAAGGTATGCCCACAACCCCCACATTTATAATCATAGAACGGCATTCTGTACCTCCTTGTCAGGTACAGTATTTAGGAGCCACCAATCAGGAGTAGGACGATTCGTCCACTTGCCTAACTTTGCCTTGCCGCCAATGTAATACTTCTTGTATGCAGTTACAGAATCGCCTACAACCTTGTATTCGTCAGGCATTGCTTGTGGTGGTTCGCGGAACCCCTTCTTGCCCTTGAGATTCTTGGGAGGATTGCGTAGTTCTTGCCAACAACGATTCACTACAGCATGAGTCTTGCCGTAGCGATGCGTGTATTCCTTGCATAGATGCGTGAGCAATTGGTAGAGCCAAAGATACTGATCTTCGGATTCTCGCGCCCATACAGCAGAAGGATGATTGATATGCGATGCAAGGAACAGGCTTACATTCATGCGCGGATCTTCCAAAGACCAACGCTTGAGTTTACGATTGTTGACAACGGCAACAGACTGCTTGCCGTCAAGAAGACGATGTGCAGTAGACAGTAGTTGCGTGTATTCAAGAATCATCTTGACCGTATGCTTGTCGTTGTGCATACGGGCGCACTTGCTTGGATCGGGATCTAAGTAAAAAATGTTCATGTGTTTGATTATAACAGAAAGTGACCCTAAAGGGATTTGAACCCTTGTTATTCCCGTGAAAGGGGAGTGTCCTAGACCAACTAGACGATAGGGCCAAAAGGACGGTGGTCGATCACCGTTGCCAAGGTGGAGTTTAATTAAAACGCATCGTCTTCGTCATCCCAATCATCGTCCTCATCGGACTCTTCATCGGAATCAGAATCTTCAAACTCTTCGTCTTCGTCATCCCAATCATCGTCCTCATCGGACTCTTCATCGGAATCAGAATCTTCAGACTCTTCGTCATCTTCAAAGTCATCGTCATCATCCCAATCGTCATCCTCGTCTTCTGAGATGGGATCGTAATTGGAAGGATCGGCGGGATCCAATGCGAGGAGTTCAATCTCCATTTCCATGAGATCAATGATTGGCATCAGTTGTCCTCCTTCACGGGGAAGACATCGGACTCCTTGACCCAAAAGTGTTCATAGGGAGCGGTGTCCCCGATCCATTCAGGGGAGTACACGCTGACAAGGAACTGCGAACCCCACACGGGATCGCGCTCCACACGCTTGACCTGACCGACCTTATTAAGTGACTGCACGAACACCTTCTGTGGCTTCGGGCGCGGCTTGCTTTCCAACTTCTCTGACATTACAATATACCTCTTATGAGGATTTACACGCCGACTCCAAACGCTTGGAGTGTCTTCGGCGCGTTGGAATGAGTATAACCCATGCAGATTCTTTTGTCAACCCCCTTGACAGAAAAATCTCTTATGATAAGATAGAGCGTATGGCAATCAATTCAGAGAAAGCCCATTGGGGTCTAGAGCCTCAATGGACAGACATTTCTAAAGATCCAATTGAACAGTCCTGCGCTCTTGCTAGGGCAGAGAATTGGTATCACCATATGGCGAGTGAGGATGACCGCCGCCGTTGGATTTTTGAATTTATGAAGTCCCATAAGTTTACGGACGCACAGATCAAGTCATACGGTCGCACGGGGCGAGTATCGGTAGATGCCGATGAAGTGGCTCCGAACGAACCAGGATGCAATCTAGGGGCATTGGCGCGGCTTGTGACGCTAGGTGCGCCTGTTCCTGAAGTCCGCAAGGAGAGGCTCCTGCGTGGAGTCCGATATCTTGTAGCCAAGGGGCTGACCATCCGTGAGGAAGAAAAGGCGGATGCAGTTCCCAATATTCAAGATCGTATCCGCGAACAAGTTTCAAATTTGATCGCTGAACTTGAGCAACTTGAAGATGCGTTCTTTGTCGGCAAGACAACCGAATACAAGGGCTGCAAGGATATTGAAGATTACATCAAGAGCAAGAACATTCGTGGGGTTCAGGCTAGCCGAGTCGCTGAATGGTTCAAGCGCAGAATTGATCCGATTGAGACCGTGCTTGAGGGCAAGGCAGACGAGCAGTTGAAGGAGGGATACTCCATCTATAGCAAGAAGCAACTCAAGGAATACTTGAAGTGGCTCAACTGCCTCATCATCGCGTGTCAGCATCAGGTTGAAGTCTCAAAGAAACTTCGTGCGCCTCGCCGCCGTAAGCCAAAGGATCCCGTCAAGGCAGTCAAGAGCCTGAAGTTTAAGAAGGAAGATACGACTTGGAAGATCAAGTCCGTTGCTCCTTATCGGATCATTGGTGCAGAGAAGGTTGTCTTGTTCAATACCAAGACTAGAGTTTGTACCATCCTTGAAGCAGAGACCCGCGAGGGACTTTCTGTGAAGGGAACTACGATCATTGGATTTGATTCTTCAAAGTCCAAGTCTAAGAAACTTCGCAAGCCCGAACCCCTCCTCAAGGCTATCCGCGAGGAAGGCGGCATTCGTTCTGTAAAAAATGCATTTGGTCAGTCCAATACGGCAGAAAAAGATGCAAAGGGTCGGGTAAATGAGGATACAGTAATCCTTGTGACCTACTAAATAGGTAGGACAAGGAGCATACACCATGCAATTACTGATCTCTGAAATTTTGACCAAGGTCGCTGAACAGAAGACTCCAAAGGACAAGGCGAATGTTCTTCGCGCTCATTCAACAACTGCATTGCAGGAAGTCCTCCGATATGCTTACGATCCCAAGGTAACTTGGTATTGCGAAAAGGCACCATCATACACCGCCGATCCCTCGCCCGAAGGATTGTCATTTACTACGCTGATGCTTGAATACCGTAGGTTCTACTTGTATACCAAGGAGAATCCCGTGGCAGAGAAGCGTAAGAACGAACTACTCACTCAACTATTAGAATCCCTCCATCCAACGGAGGCAATGGTTATTGAGCAGATGATTGCTGGAGAAATTCCAGGAATTGACCGCGAGGTTGTTGATCTCGCATTTCCAAATTTAATTTCTACAAAGGTAGTAAAGACATGAGTCAGCAAGGTAATGTTGATCGGGATGGTCGTCCACTAGAACGAGCCGATAGCAGAACAAGTCAGAAGAAGCATTTGAAGCATCATCGCAATTTGTCAGATAGTCTGGTATCTCACGATATTGAAGAAGATGATTTCTTCTACGAGACAAAGGAGAAGTTCCACCGTGGTCGCTGATCCAAGAACCAAGCCAGAAGATGAATTTGAAGATCTAGAGGGGGATGTCCATGAGGAAACTCCCTATGATACAGAACGCCTCACGCGCACACGCGCACATGCGGGTGTACACGCGCACACGCCCGAGTGGGCATACGCGCCCGAGAGCGCACGGGCGCAGAGGCGTGAGCGTAATCAGTTTTGGAGTAGAGTACTGTAACCGTACTTGCAGATGAAATAAGAGTCCACGATATCGGATACGGGACTCGCTACTTTCTTGGAATCGGGGCTGATCTCCTTTTGGAGGTTAGCCCCTGTTTCTTTTACAAAGGCATCATACATCTTGTCCTTGTCGGCGTTGCCCTTGCCACTTGCAAACTTCTTAACAACGGTAGGACCAACAAGATGGAATGGAACTCCTGCCTTCCACATCTTCCATTTCAACAATCCACCATTCTCACCAAGATTGAAGACTTTACCTTTAGCACCAAGAGCATAGTCTTCCATGTAGACAAGATCGCAATCCTTGACAAGATCCAATGCCCAATTTGAAATCTTGTCGTAACGATCTTCACCTCTGCCAAACTCATAGACTTCCCATTCAGGATAATCCCAACCCTTGCAATACAATCCTGAAGCCGTATACACAGTTGCGTGTTTCTTGGTTTCGGTGAGGTAATGCGACTTGCATTGAGAAAGAGAAAAGCCATCACCGCTATGAACGGTAATGGCTGGTGAGCAGAGGGAGTAATCTATTCCTGCGATCTTCAAGCAGAAGTATTTAGCACTTCTACTTGAGGAACAGGCTGACTATTCAACTTTTCCTCTAGAACCTTCTTCTCCTTTTCAAGAATTTGAACTTGTGCCTCCAACAGAATGTTGTCAGCAGTCAGTTGATTTACCTTCTTGTGAAGAATTGGAATGAGGATGGTTTCGTTGTAATTCTCTGTCGCTGTTTGCTGTGCTGGTGTGAACATGGTTTCTCCTTATGAT